GTCTGTTTTAAACCAAGCAGCTAATGCTGAATAAGGGTTTTCATCAAAAGGAACTGTCATTAATTTTCTATCATTACTAGCCCAATGTATAGATCTTTGATCTGGAGATATTCTTAAAATACCGTTTTCTACAGCATTTATACCAAAATTTCTCAACTGTACATTTTCATCTGCAGCTAATGATAAAAATAATCTAGGATTTCTCTTAGCTAATTTTAATAAGTCTCTTCTTAATTCTTTAGAAGATAAGCTGTTTACTTTTGTTCCATATTCAACTCTCACAATAGCTTCTGCCATATCAATATCCATGTTTCTTGCTAAATTAAGAGCTTCAATTTCCCACTCTATATCATCTAATTCATCTTCTGCTATTTGAGATGGTATAAATTCAGAATACTTTTTTCTATTCATTGGATGGTAAAGAGATAATAATTTTTGTAAAATTATGTTTTCTTTAGGCACACTAAGTGTTCCATCTCTAAAAGTAATATGCCCTAAAGTAACTTCTCCATTTTGTTCATCTACAAAGGGACTACTCATGTTAGTAGCATATCTTAATTCTCTTTGTTTTTGTTTTTCTTCATCAAACCATAATAAAGGATGTCTTCTAGTATGTTTTGATGGAATTGTATATGTTAATGGTTCGTGACCATTTTTAAGTATATAAACTCTATCTTTTACTTCCCAGTTATTTTTTTTAACTGGTTTTGGTTGTGGTTTAGTTGCAACTGCAACTACTTCTTCCACTACTTCTTGTTTTGCTTTTTTAGCCATAATATAATATAATTAAATAATTTAAAAAAATAATAATAACCTCCACCGTAAGATGGAGGTATTATTAATGTGAATGATTACACTCCTTTGAATAATACAAAGTTGTTAGCAGCTTGAGTTACTAAACATCTTTCTGAAAGGAAGTTTACTTCCATTGCATCAAGATCACTAGTAAATGCACCACCAACAGAACCTGTTAACCAAGATTTCATTCTTCTATCATCTGATTGAGACGCTCTATATCTTACATGTAAGAAAGGTCTACGGATGTTAGTTCCTAAAATTTGATCATAAACAGTTGTAGTACCAGCAGGAACTAAAACTCCTTCAATAGAGTTTGGTCCAGTCATAGCACCACGAGTTGAAGCGTCATTAAGGTATTTCCAGTCAGTCTTATAGAAATCATAAGAACCTCTTCTGAAACCACTAAAACCTAAGTTTAATGCCATTTCTTCTGAGTTTTCAAATAATCCATAAGCAGTACCACCTGAAGATCCAGATGAGATTGCAGCAAGCATATCATCAAAATCTAAAGCAGTTTGTCTGTCTAAGAATAACATGTTTTCTTCAATTGCTCCTTGAGTATCTAAGTTTCTAAGAATATCATCAAAGTCACTAATACCTGCAGCAGCAGAGAATCCAACTTGTACGTTACCTCTAGCTTGAACAGCAGCAAATAAACCTTGCGATCCGATTTGCCCGTTACCAAGTGCACCAGAAGCAGCCGCAGCGATTTCACCTTCAACACACATCATTTCTAAATAGTCCTCAAATCTTAGTCTTGTTTCAGACTCAGCTTTTAGGTACCATAAATAACCACCTGTTCCATCTTCAGTAGAAACTTCTACCCAACCGATCTGAGCAGTGTCAGAACCGTTTATTACGTATTTGTTTCTAATGATAAGAGGGTTATTTGAAAATTGAGTAAATGAAGGAGTAACACTAACATAACCGTTAGCCGCAACACCAGCTCCAGACGTATTGTTAGGAGTTGTTGATCCTTTTGCGTATTCAGAACCGTATACAAATACTTTTACTAAACCTACTAAACCAGCAGCAGCAATAGTTGCAGCAGTATAAGGTAGAGCTGTAATTGTACCAACACCGGCAGCACCTGGAGTAGAAGCAGAAACATAACATTTAACTTCGTTTCCAAAGTCATCCATTACTACTACTGTTGCTCCTGGAGATATAACGTTAACAACACCGGCAGCAGTACCTGTCCAGTTAATAACGTTAGCACCAGCTAATGTAAGTCCATCATATGCAATATGTAATCTATTTTGTTCTGACCAGATTACTTGGTCACTTGTCATTGGTAATTCAGCACCGACCATTCTTAAGAAACCAGATAACGTTCTGTTACCATATCTTTCTACTTCTTGTTCGTAAATTTCAGGTAGATATTGCTGAGCAAAATCTGCGAAATTAGCTGGAATACCCGCACCTGCACCATTATTTGTCCATTGCAAATAATTAGTAGCTAATGCTTGTTGTGATTGGGAAGGTACTAACGACCCAAACTGTGGGGATAAAGCCATAATTTATAATTTTTAATTAGTTAAATTTTCTTTTTTTGATTTTCAATTTTGATGAATCTGCTCCACTAACAGCTTTAACCTTAAAACCTCCCACGTAGACATCCCCACCGGCAACTTGCCTAGGTGCATCTGCACTTGGATTTTTAGATTTTTGTACAATAGTTTTAACACCATCTGCTTTACCTTGCTCATAAAAATGAGAGGCTAATTTATCAGTATTCATCGCAGCATATAAAGCTTTATGATAACCTGCCGTGTCACTAATCTTTCCATCTTTGTCTAAAAATTTATTTACAAAATTAGAAATATTAGATTGAGTTTCAGCTATCTTACTCGGGTCTTGAACTTTGTACCTAAATTTTTTATCTCCTACACTGTAATCAAAACCTTTGAAATCAGTGTTAAATAAAGTATCAGTACGTTGTTTAAAGTCCTCTTGAGTTTGCTTTATAGTTTCTTGCTGTTTGTTGTGACGATTAAAAAAGTCCATTGCTTTTTGCTGCTCTTGAGTAACACCAGGTCTTTGCTTTATTTCTGCATAGTACTGATTTTTTCTTTTCTCTAGATCTTGCTTAGCTCCAGCAACCGCTTCTTTATAAGCTAACTTTTTTCTTCGTATGTCTTTTTGCTCATCTAATTCTTCATCATATTTATAATCTTCCATTATAAGATTAATATCTTCTGAGTCTAAATGAGGTTTTGTTTTTCTTAAATATTCATGTAAAAGTTGATCATTGTTTAGTTTAGAATAATCTTTATTTAATTCTACATAATCTTCAACTGTACCACCTGTTTCTTCCATAAACTTTACAAGTTTATCTATATTTTCTGGTAACTTAGGTTGTTCTACAGTTTCTTCTTTTACAACTTCTTTTTTTGGTTCTTCTTTTGATTCAACTATCTCTTCAATTACTTGGATTGGAGATTCTTCTTTAACATCTGTATCGCTGACCCGTACTTCTTCTTCCACCTTTGGTAAATCTCCGGCTTGTTTATCATCAGGTAGCTTCTCTGTTTTTTGCTCTTGAACGGCATCTTCTTTTGGTTTTTCTGTTAAATCAATTTTAGTTACTTCAGGAATTACTTCTCCTTGCGCTTCAGGTTTAGTTAAATCAATTTTTACTGGTTGAGTATTAGATTTACCTAAATCTTTAACTTTACGCTTAGGTTTTAATTTACCTTTTAAAGTAAATTCACCCTCTTGTTTGACCTCTACGGCCGCTTTTTTTGTTGACATAATATAATATAATTAAAAATTAATACTAAATAACTGGTGCTTGTCCTCCTTGATTTTCAAAATCAATAGGTAATAAATCATTTTTTCTTTGATCTATCATTTGACTTTGTTGTGTTCCAGCTATTCTTGTTCTTTTATCTTTACGATCTTCTATTTCTTGCTCTTTCATTGTTTCTCGCTGAGTTTTCATTTGCTCTAATTGCAATTGATAATTAAACTCTTCAGCCATTAATTGACGTTTAATTTCAGCTTCTGTTTGCATACGTTGTATTTCAAACTGAGACTTTGCTTGTTCAAAGTTTACTTTTTCACTAGTTAATGCTTGTTGTTTTTGTACTTCTGCTTCAGCAGCTGCTTGAGAAGCTTGAGAATTAGCTTGAGCTTGTTGTTGAGCCATTTCTGCTTGCATCTGTCTTTCTCTTTGCAACTTACGTCTACGTTTTTGTTTTAGCATTTGATTAGCTAATTTTAAATTACGTATTTGACGTATTTCAATAGCATCTTCTAAATCTATACCACCACTAGATAAAGCAACTTGTATGTTTTGTTCTAATTTAGCTTTTTCTTCTTCATCTGGTTCTAAATCTAAAAATATACCAAAGTCATGTAGATTTAATTGATCTATTTGTCTTAATGTAGAAGTGTTAAATATATTTAAACTATCTCTTAATGAATTTGCTGTTAAAGGATAATCTAACATATCTTTTATTTTCTTAGAAATATTTTCACACATTCTTAATGTTAAAAATAAACTAGCATTATTTATATGCTTAGTAGCTATATTAGATGCTTGAGCTGCAAGTTTTTGTAATCCAACTAGTGTATTACTATCTTGTATACTTCCATCTCTTGCTTCGTTTAATCCCGTCACATCTCTTATCATTTGTAAATAATAATTATATGTAGTTATTAAACTTTGTATTTTCGCTTGACCAGATCCACTACTTAATTCTTGTACTGGAACTTTACCTCTATTTAATTCACCGTCTTGTGTAAGTGATCTACCTACAACAGAACCAGTTTGAAAGTACATGTTTAAAGCTTCTTGTGGATTATAATTAGTACCATTACCAAGATCCACTTCTGCTAAACCATCCATATCTAAAAATACTCCATCTGGAACCATTCTAGCAATTACTTGTTGAAGTTTTAAATGAGTTATTTGAATCATATCTGCAAACCCAGTTATTCTGCTAACTGTAGAATCAATACGTCCTTTGTACATTCTTGGTGCACATATAGCATAATTCATTTCTACTTTAGTTGTGTCTGCGAAAGGTCTTGTCATATTTTTACACATCTCCCATTTTAACAACATATCAGTTCCTAAAACCTTAACACCTTTGTATAAAACCTCTATAGTTCTACCAACTCTTTCAAAATTTTCATTTTCAGGTGGATTAAATGTATCTGGTTTTTCAATAGCTTTAATTAATCCTTGCTCTGTTTGTTTTATTTTAAAAACCTGATCCATATAAGTTTTATATTCAAAATATAAAACCGGTATAGTATTTTCATCATTTGGTCCATTACCATAACCATACATATATGTTCTATTACCTTGGTATTCTTGAATTTTTTTTAATTCACTATCTGATAGGTTTGGAAACTGTTTAGCAATTTCAGGTAGAGTAACCATTTTATATTCACCAACATAATATATATCTTCAAAATTTGGATCTTCTGT